ACAGGGACAATGAGAGTGCCAGCTGCTAGCAATGTAAGATTAGGCGTAGACGTTGACAATACGGTAGGCACTGGTGCAGTAACAGCAGCTGATGTTTGGAATGTTTTGACTAGCGGTTTAAATACCTCTGGTAGTATAGGTGAAAGATTAAAAAATACAAGTACCGTTGATTCAACAGGGGATCAACTAGCAGCACTAATATAATATGGCATTAAGAGCAGCAGTTGCAAACGGAAACTGGTCGAATCCAGCAATATGGAACGATGGAGTATTGCCTACTGTAGGGGATATAGTTGCATCTAATAATTTTACTGTAACTATTGATCAGAATATCAATGTAGAATTGATAACGAACACGGTTCAGAGTCCTGTTATTGCAACCCCAGCAATGACATCTAATACTACTCCAAGTGGTATTGTTTCTGCAAGTTCATATTTTAGCAATAATCCGACCTTTTTGCCTTTTAATGCTTTTGCTAGAGGGGGGAATGATTGGTTGTCAAATGGGGTTACTGGGTGGTTAGCTTATCAATTCCCAGCCTTGAAAAAAATAAATAAGTATCAAGTTCAGGCTCCAAGTAACGGAAGCCCAACAAGTGTTCCTAGAAATTGGACGTTTGAGGCGTGGGATGGCTCTAGCTGGGTTGTCTTAGATACTGTAACTGGTAATTCAGGAACAGCGACAGTTACGAGAACATTCACAAATACAACTGCATATATACAATATAGAATTAATATTACACTAAACAATGGGAATACGTCATACGTTGGTATATCAGAATTGTATTTATACGAAGCAAATGACTACGGAGCAAACACAATAGCAGGTGGTGGATTCATATTACCTTCTGGCATTACGCTAACTACTACAGGAGCAATAGGACTATCTGCTGCGTCCACTGACTTAATAACTTTTTCAAGTAATGGTACAGCAACAATAAACTGTGGTACTGGAAACATAATAAGACCTACAACATCATCAACCGCTTTATCTACAATAAAGGTTACAGGTGGAGGCACATTAAATGTGATAGGCAATCTAGAACCAAGTAGCACTCCGGGTGCAACTGGTGTATCTAATAGTAGAAATATACACGTTCTCACTGCGGCAAATGCAACAGTCAATGTAACAGGAAGAATATATGGTGGATTTTCAAATGCTATATTTACAGATGTATCTTGTACATTAAATGTTATTGGTAATGTATTGGGTTCTACAAACAATGGACCAGTTGCAGGTATTTGGTTTGGTGCAGGAGGCACATTGAATGTTACCGGAAATGTTTATGGAAGTTCTTCATTTAATAACAATGGTTACGGAATTTATTTTAACGTAGGTAATCTTAATATTACTGGGAACGTATATGGCGGTGAAAATTTTGGGAGTGCTGATTGGGGAATACAAATAGTAGGTATTGCTACCGTTTATGTTACAGGTAATCTATATGCAGGAAACTCTCCTACTACAAATAACAATCCTGCAATAAACTGTACTACCGCTTCTTACATAAATCAAGTAGGAGCTATATATGCAGGAAGAAACTCTGTAGGTTTTGTTTCGTCTAACGCCTCTGCTATAAACTTATTGTCAGGCCCTTTTGTATGTAATGAATATGGATTCGTGCCATTTCAATGTGTCCGAATGCACTTAATACCATCAAATACTTCTTACTTTGAGTTTAGAGATGAAACCACTAATGGTGCGGTACAGCCTGGTGCAATTGCCCCAGCCGCACGGATGTTACAACCTGGTTATGCTGTCGATGCACCTACTGTAAACAACGTAAGATTTAATACGGTGTATGCGTCTGGGACATTAACAGGAACATTGCGTATGCCTAGTCCTGCGTCTGTAGCGTTCGGTGTACCTGTAGACAACACAATTGGAACGGCAGTTCTTTCACCTCAAGATGTGTGGAACGTGCAGACTAGTGCATTAAATACAGCTGGATCTATAGGAAAGCGTTTAAAGAATGCTGCTACTGTAGATAGTACCGGAGACCAATTATCAGCATTATTATAATATGAAACAATTTATAAAAGAAATGTTCTCTGGAAGTGACGGTGTGTCACATAAGAGAGTTTTAGGGACTATTGGGTTTCTATGCATCATTGTTTTTATGTTTAAAACAGAAAAGAATGAAGCTGTAGAGGCTGTTGAGTTTGTGACCATGACAATGGTTGCTGGTTCTGTTGCAGAAAAATTTGTAAGAAGATATGAAAAAGGATCCTAGATTAGCAAGGGCTGGGGTCTCAGGTTATAATAAACCCAAGGCCACTCCTAGTCATCCCAAGAAAAGTCACATAGTAGTGGCAAAAGAAGGTGACAAAGTGAAGACTCTTCGCTTTGGACAACAAGGCGTTAAAACAAATCAAACTGCTGGTCAGCGTGAGGCGTTTAAATCTCGTCATGCCAAGAACATTTCTAAGGGAAAGATGTCTGCTGCCTATTGGGCTGACAAAGTAAAATGGAGTCCAAGCAAGACTGCTTCTCCAAGCAAAAAATGGAAGAAAGGAAGTTAATATGAAAAAATCTATAAAGAAATCCGCAAGTAGATCCATTAGCGTACCCAAGGGTATGAAAATTGAGATCGAGAAAGAAGAAAGTGCTGCCTACAAGAAGAAAGAAAAGGCAGAAAAAGCAGCTAAGATGAAGAAGATGGAAAAAATGATTTCCTCTGCTGTGTCAAAAGGTTTATCCAAAAGGAAAAAATAATATGCCACTAGGAAAAAATATATCCAAAAACATTAGCGAATTGTCAAAGAAGAATAAGCAATACGCTAAGCCAGGTGGAAGAACTCCTCGTAGTAAGAAGCAGATTCTTGCAATTGCTATTAGTGCTTCCAAAAGAAAGAAAAAATAATTATATTTGTATATGATGTACGGAAAGAAAGCTAGTGGTAAGGCGATGCCTAAAGCTGGCAAAATGATGGAAAAGCCTATGGCTAAAGCTATGGTTGCCAAGAAAATGATGGCTAAGAAGTCAGCTAAGAAAAAGTAATGGCGAAAAAAGAGAAACCCTCTTCTAGCTCTTGGTCTCCTAAACCTAGTATTAAGAGACCAGGAGTTCACGCTAAGACAAAAACTAGCGGAACGAAAGGTAGTAAAAACTACAAAAAACCCTATAGAGGTCAAGGAAAATGAAACAAGGATTGTATGCAAACATTCACGCCAAACGTAAGCGTATTGCTGAGGGAAGCGGAGAGAAGATGAGAAAGCCTGGGTCAAAAGGTTCTCCCACAACAAAAGCATTTAAACAGTCTGCAAAGACGGCAAAGAAGCGAGGTTAGTCTCGCTTTTGTTTTTTACCAAAATTTAGTATCTTTGTTATATGCAAGAAGTATTTTCAAGAACCTTAGATTATTCAGCAGGATTAACAGGTTCTACTATGATATATGGCACGTCTCCGATTACCGGAGCATTTCAGAGTTTTATTGTAAATGAGGATGCTGTTATTGCTGCCGCCTTAGATAAAAATGGTGTTAATATCGTATCTAGATTTGGGGCTCAGACCCTAAACAGAGGTGCATATTGGGTAATGCCTAAAGGTGACTACATAACTTCAATAACACTTACAAGCGGATCTGTGATTGCCTACGGTATATGATAGGACCAAACCTAAATATACCCAATCCCATAAGAGCAGCAGCAACATCAACTGTTACTGTAACTCTATTACCTGCAACTAATGTCGGGGCAACTTTCTTTACAGCCAATTGGGGACCTCTTCCGAAGGCTTATTATTATCTTATAGATCTTAGTACTTCTCCCACATTTGCTACGTTTGTTTATGAAAACCTTGAAGTAACAGGAGACTCCTATCAGTTTATAAATTTAACTAATGGAGTAACTTATTACTACAGAGTTTCTGCTGTCATAGACACACAATTTTTAAATTTCCACGACCAATTTAATAACTCTACTGGCTATATTGAAGTAAACACTAGTTCAGACAATAGATCCGACTTGTTTGCTGACTTCTCTTTGTTAAACTATCCTGCTGTATATCAAGAGAATAAAGTATTTACCCAGTTTCCTATTGGGGGTGGTGGTGACTTGGAGTTTCTAAGAAGTACGGCTAAGACAGCCTATGATAAAGATGGCTTTGTTGTTGATGCTCCTTGGAACAATGCGGCTTGGTCAAATGACTTTAACGATGTTTCTGTTTGGACTGTCAATAATAACATTACTAAAACCCCTAATGTTATAGCAAATCCTTTAGACGGACAAGTAAACGCTTGGAAAGTTGAAGCTACTGCTAATGGGGTTTTCTCGTTTTTCGGTAGTCCAGGGGGATCATTTTATTATGGCTATGCACAAACCGAAAGTCTTTTTGTAAAGGCCGGAAGTTGTTATGTTTTGGGTCTCAGAGACGGCTCTGTAACAGGACAAGAAGTTAAATTCAATATTGCTACTGGTGCTGTTATTTCTTCAAACGTAGGAAATAGATGGACTATAGAAGAATACGGTGGAGGTTGGTATAGGGTAAGTAAGACAGTTATATCGGGTAGTGGGGCTTCTGGTGTTAGAATAGAATTTACTGGCGATGAGTCTGGTAGTGCAGCGGTAGCAGGTCAGTTTTGCTACATATATGGCTATCAATGGGAGCAAACAAATAAAACTGCTGCCCCTTGGTCTCCTCGTCCATACTTCCAATTAACCAATAGATTAAATGTTCCTGCTATGGACCATTACTATGGTAATGAGCAAGGAATAACCATCGAACCAACTAGAACAAACCTTGTAAGATATAGTGAAAACATGACTATAACTGGAGGAATTTGGAGTCCTAATGCTAGTGGTACATTGGTTCAAGCTGGAGTTCGTTGTCCTGATGGAAGTAATAATTCTTTCAGAATGACTACATCGGGTAGTAATTTTAGTGGTTGGTATCAGTCTATTTCTAATTCAATACAATGTCAAAGCGTCTATGCTAAATATGAGAATACTCGTTATTTAACTGTTGTTGATGTATTAGGTAATTTCCCTGGTGCTTCTTTTGATTTGATAGATGGAGTGGTATCGGGAACTAGAGCTGGGCATTTTGCTTATATGGAAAATGTTGGTAATGGTTGGTTTAGATGCGTATGGTGGAACCCAACAATAGATTACTTCTTAGTTCAATTTTGGCTAAGTAATTCCTCTTTAAGTAATATTACTCCAGCAGGAGGAACTGTTTTACTATGGGGACCACAAGCTGAAACAATGGTCCCAAGATCTTCAAACACAAGAGCAACTAGTTATATTAGAACTTGGGCTACAACAGTTACAAGAGGTGCGGATCAGTTGACAAAAAGTGGAATTTCTAGCCTTATTGGTGCTACAGCAGGAACTGCTTTTATAGAATACATTCACAACCCATATAACGAGGGAACAGTATTTGGTTGGAGATCAGCGAATACTCCTTATTGGGCACATTCTTCTGGTGTATTTAACAATGGAGGTGGATTCTTATGGTGGCAGACTTATTCTGGAGGTACTTATCAAGGCAACCTAGCTATAGATATGTCTCCGTATGCTTTTGGAAGTAGAATAAAAATAGCTTTAGTATATACTACAACAACTCAAAAGTTATTCATAAATGGCGTACTCAAAGGTAGTCATACAATAGGAGCAATGTCTTTGAATATGGATGCAATTAGAGTATTGAGTTACGAGGGTTCCACTTCAGAGGTAGAGCCATACAATAACACAACTAAACTTTTTGCGGTTGGAATTGCTAAGAGAGCATTTACAGACGCAGAAGCAATAGCAATAACATCATAATGATATTTTGTAAATATGAATTTGAGCCTTCTGTTTGGGAATCGTTGAAACCAACGATACAGCAAGAAGTGCGTGAGAATGTATACGGATTTAAAGACTGTATGGTCGTAGAGATAGGACATTTGTGCACAAAGTATGGCCCGGATAAGATGGGTAGAAATGTATGCGTTGAAACTAGCCCTAAGTGTTCAGTCGATATACTTTGGTACTCAGATATCCCTGAAGACTTTAACCAATACGAAGTGTTTCCAGAACCCACAGGAATTCATACATTCGATGGCTTAGATTATCTTTATAAACAAAGATTCTGTCAGTTTAACCCCAATAGTCCTCATTGCGATGTTAACTAAAGTAATACCAGACTCCAAAACCAGAACAACAAGAACCCCTGGGGACTTATTGATAAGTGGGACATTTAATAGTCCTACAAACAGATTGTATGCTATATCCAATCTAAATAATAATCCAGACTCAACTATAAACACAAACATAGGAAGTGGTTTAAATAACTACGTTTGGGATGGTACATTGTACAATGATAAGGTTTTACTTTATGGTTTTTTTACCACATATGGTACAGAGACTGCTCCTTATTTTGTAGAAATAAATAGAAATGGTACTTTCTCTAGAAAGGGTTTGGGTAGTGCTTTTAACGGTAGTGTAAGAGCAGTAATAATTCAACCCGATGGTAAATTAATCTGTGCTGGTACATTTACTTCATACAACACATTAGGTGCAAATAGATTAATTCGTTTAAATCCAGACTTTACCGTTGACGCAACATTCAATGTTGGATCAGGTATTGCTGGTACGGAAGTAAACAGCATGGTTACAGATGGTACAAATCTTTATGTAGTTGGTATTTTTACTAATTATAACGGCACAACAAGAAACAATTTCATTAAAATTAGAATGAGTGACGGTGCCGATATTACCGGTACAAATAGTGGATTTAACGGTCCTTGTTATGGAATAGGTATTTATGGAGATCATTTATACATAGGAGGCCAGACTATGACTAATTTTAACGGTACAAGTATTCCTCAAAACCTATGTAAAATACACAAAGACACATTGGTTCCAGACAGTACGTTCTCTACAAATTTTGCTGGAGGAACAAACGATAGGGTTCTTATTACAATCAACGTAGATAGTCAATACGTTTATTTTAATGGTAACTTTACTTCCCCAAAAGCCAATTTTGCTAGAGTTTCTCACAACGGCACACTAGATGCATCTTTCCCGAAAGTTTCTCCTGCTGGTAATGTTTTATATAATCGTTTCATAAGAAACTCTACAAAAATAGCCATCGCAGGTACATTTACTTCCTTTAATGGTAATATTAATGGCAATAGATTTGGGGTTTATGACACAACTGTTGGTAGCGTGGATACCAACTTCTATGTAAACTTAAACAATATCGGAACCTTTGTAATTGAATTTTAATATGAAGATTATAGTTAGAAAATCAGACGCAATAATTATATGGGGAACCGATAATAACAACACAGAAGTCGTTGTTTCAAACAAAGATTTAGTGATTGATGGCGTTGTGGTAGCAACAAATGTAAACTCTGAAGAATACGAATTAGTAAGTGATACCCAGAGTACTCTACCTTCCTATTTCTTTGTAGGTTATTCTGTCTATGTTAACGAAGTGGTTTCTCCATCAGATGAGTATATACTTTGGAATAATAAAATTCACAATTGCATCAGTACCGTACAGCAAGAATATATTGCTAAATCTCTAGATGAAAAATACACCAAAGAAGAAAGAGATGCTTTCTTTGATTACAATTTGAGTTTGCAGGAAATATTGGAAATAGAATACATTGAGCCAAGCTTTACATTTCCTTGTCCTCCAGATCAAATATTCCCTTACTATCCCCCTTGTTTATAATTACTTAAATGAAATTACCCATAGACTTCGAACAATTTAAATCTGACCCAACCAAAGCCATTACGTTTTTGATGTTGGTTGTTGTCAGCGTGTTGTATTATCGTGCAGAGAGTCAAAGCAAAAATATTAATGATCGATGCGAACAACGATTGGCGATTTGTGAGGCAAAGCTTGATAGAATGTCTAAAATGTTAAAAACTCAAGATAGTTTATGTTCTGCACTAATAACAGAAATAAGCATCTATAAAAACCTCGGTAAGATATGAAACTTCTTTACGCACTAGCAATTGTTGCCTTAATTATGGCAGTTGCTGTTCGCCCTAATGTTGAAGAGCAAGCAGAAGAACAATTACATCATTCAGAAATAATGTGTGATTCTGCGGCAATGGTATTGGAAAGTATGAGAAAGGTTAATGACAGCCTTTTGATTGATAAATATTTTTATAACAATGGCCAAAAATAAGATTGTTGGTAAAAATAAGAGAGCTAGTTCAAACAAAGCTACAGGTAGAGATTACTCCGCTCAGAAAGAATATAATAACCGACCCGATCAGGTTGCTAAACGAGTTGAGTTAAATCGTGAGGCTCGCAAAAGAAAAATTTATGGTAAGCGTCATTCTAATGGAGTTGACCTAAGTCACACAAAGTCAGGCAGTATGGTGCTTGAAAAGCGTTCTGCAAATCGTGCTCGTAACGGCAGAAACGGAAAATCAACTAAAAAATAATTTGTTTTTGTGCTGGGGCTCAGATTATATTTGTAGCCCTTATGAAAAATTTAATAGCACAAGCACACTTAACAGCCAAAGAAAAAGGCTTTTGGGACACGGAAAGAAACGTGTCAGAAATGTTGATGTTAATCGTATCTGAATTAGCAGAAGCACAAGAAGCATTACGCAAAGATTATCGTTGCGATTCAATTGCAGCAAATGAATTAGTCAGAGATTTAGCATTGGATTCTAGTGATGAAGAATTTTTACTTCATACGTTAGAATGGAAGCATAAATTTGAAGAGGCTGTAAAATCTTCTTTTGAAGACGAAGTAGCAGACGTTGCTATTCGTCTATTTGATTTGTGCGGAGGTTTAGATATTGACCTTGAGAAGCACATCGAGTTGAAAATGAAGTACAATTCATTGCGTGGGTACAAACACGGAAAGAAATTTTAATTATGGAAGTAAATCACGAAATTCTATCGGACATCGTTGTATGGAGCAAGTATGCCAAGTACGATGAGAAAAAATTCAGAAGAGAAACTTGGGAAGAATTAGTGACTCGCAACATGGAGATGCACATTCGTAAGTTTCCAAATTTAGAAACATTAATCAGAACAAACTATGAAATGGTGTTTGAAAAGAAGGTTCTCCCTTCAATGCGTTCTTTACAATTTAGCGGTAAGCCCATTGAGGTTAATAACGCTCGTCTGTTCAATTGCTCTTATTTGCACATTGATGATTATAGAGCCTTTAACGAAACTATGTTCTTACTTCTTTCGGGTACTGGTGTGGGGTATAGCGTATCTCGCAATCATATCAGTAAGTTGCCTAGAATATCTAAACCAACGAAGACAAGACGTTACCTCATTCCAGACAATATTGAAGGATGGGCTGACTCAGTTAAAGTCTTGATGAAGTCTTACTTCGGCCTCAGCTCTTGGAAACCCAACTTTGATTTCCGTTCTATCCGTGCAAAGGGAGAGAGACTAATCACAAGTGGTGGTGTTGCTCCAGGTCCTGAACCATTGAAGATTTGCTTAATGCACATCGAAGCAATCCTTGAACGTAAGAAAGACGGAGAACAACTATCATCATTGGAGTGCCACGATATTCTGTGCCACATTGCAAATGCAGTTTTGGCTGGAGGTATTCGTAGATCAGCAATGATTGCTTTGTTCGATTACGATGACGAGGATATGCTTACTTGCAAATCTGGAAAATGGTACGAAACAAACCCACAGCGAGGTAGAGCAAATAACTCTGTAAAGATTTTACGCAATGGTGCTGTATCCAAAAATATGTTCTTGAACCTATGGAAAAAAGTTGAAGCAAGTAATGCAGGAGAGCCTGGGTTCTTGTTTACAAACGACCTAGAACTTGGAACAAATCCTTGTGCAGAAATCAGTTTGAACTCATTCCAATTCTGTAATCTAGTAGAAATCAATGCGTCTGATATCATAGACCAATTTGATTTAGAACAGAGAGCAGAGAGTGCAGCATTCATTGGAACACTTCAAGCATCGTACACAGACTTCCATTATCTGAGACCCGAATGGAAAGAAGTAACCGAACGTGAGGCTTTATTGGGTGTTGGAATGACCGGAATAGCCTCCGGAG